CCCGTTGCCTTGTCGGGAAAACCGTCGAAGAAATTCAACGTCCCGAGGCGGGTTTCCACTCTGTCCGGAATGGCGATGCCGGGCGGTAAAGTTGTCGTCATCCTCATCCTGGGCGACTGCGCCAAACAGGGCACGACAAGGCCGACAACAATTACAGTCAAAAAGATCGCTTTAAGCGTCCATCTGTCTTTCATTTCGCGTACTCCTTTCAATTACGATCGAGGATGGTTGTGACCTACCCGTGGTACTTCTTCAATGGCTCTCGGACCAGCCAGCGGCTCGGCAGCAGTTTGCCCGACGGTTCGTCGAAACGGCAACGGACTGTCCCAAGTCGCTCGTGGCTTATGATGGTGATAACTCCGTTTATTATTCATTTCGTTTGCTTTTCTTCTGCTGCGCTAATCTCTTCCCCGGGATATTCCCTTATATCGCCAAAGAATGGTGGAAGTCCCATCTTCAATAAATGATATGGATTGCGAGGATATATTGCTATTGGACTTTAGCCCAATACGGAGATTAGCGCCATGTCATAGGTCTGGCGACCCAGGGTTGCTGATGCGGCAATGGTGCGTCAGGCCGGAGTTTCACGATCTTCGGTCAGATGTTTCGATATTTGCCTTTTCTGCCAGTCGGACCGACTCGGCTACGTAATTAACGCCAGGCTTCTCCATGATATGTGCGCGAGTGAAAGGCTCTTGTGAACGGAAGGGTCACCATCGACGACTAAAATGACGGGTTCAGCTTCGGTCGCTGCTCCATTCTTCCGCCGGCAGTTCAAAAGAAAAGGTCGCTCCTTTGTCGGGATTGTTCTCTACCCGGATATAGCCGCCGTGGGCCTCGATGATAGAGACTGAGTGACAGCCCCATCCCCAGGGCCGGATCGTTTGGTTGTAAAGAAGGGGTCGAATATCTTTCCCAGATCTTCATCCGCAATGCCGGGCCCGCAATCGCTCACAGGCACACGGACCTTGTTGCCTTCGACAATGTGGGCCCGTATGACCATCTTTCTCTTAACTTCATCCATCATCGATTCCGCGGCATTCATCATGAGATTGGTCAGTACCTGCTGTATCTGGACCACATCAATGTTGACCCTGGGGAGGGGATTAACGAAAGAGGTACCCACATCGATATTACGAATGATAGCTTCACTGTGAAACAGGGAAATGACCTCATGCAGAACATCGCCGAGCGATATCACAACCTTTTCACTTTCTTCCGGTTTTACCATGGCCCTCAAGCTCCGGATTATGTTGCCCGCTCTTCTGTCATCGTTTGCAATGTCGTTCAGAATGTCTTTGAGCTCATTCATGTCGAGCTCTCCGGAATCAATGAACCTCAGTGCGGCCTGAGCATTGCTCCGGATCGATGTGAGCGGCTGGTTCAATTCATGAGCGAGGGACGCTGCCGGCTTTCATCATACTGTCAACGCTTTACGCTATTAAGAACTCAAGAGGTGACAAATGGGTAAATAACTGTCCCTGTTTCGGCTCGAATCAAACTCAGAAAAAGGGGTTCAGTTTTCAGTGTCATGTACCTTTAGGTGGGTCAGTTTTAGATTATTACGACCAGGTGGCACCAATATCCGGAAAAAACAAGAATGTCGATATCCTGACTACGGGAAGGATGCACCGGACCTGAGATGCTGATTTTATCGGGTTGGTTTTTATTATGGGCCGTCAAGGATTCGAACCTTGGACCAATTGATTAAGAGTCTTATGTGCTGTTCGCGGATTGGCTATAGGCAATGATTCACAGACTGTTAATTTGACCACATGGCAAAAGACGTGTCAGAGCAAAGGGTCCGTGGGAATCCCCTCACACCTCTACCATCTGTAACTCACATCAATAGCCATCTTCCCTTCCGGCTTGCTATTAACCTCCCCATAGACCCCGATATGGACCCGCCACACACGCATGAACGTGTAGTGCCCGTAGAAATCGACCTGCTGTTTCATACCGTCTTCGTCCGCTACATACCCGTACCGCCCACCGATTGCTTTCTTGTTCTGGAACGCAAATAAGGGCAACGGTTCCTGTTTTACGCTGATCGACCCCTCCCCGGTCTTGGTATCGACAATGGCGACGGCATTGGTCTTCCCCTCATAGGGTTCGACTACCGCCGTGGCGACGATCTGCTTGTCCGGATTCTTGCCGATCTCGTCGGGGAGCTTGAGCTTTTCGACAACCTTTTCTTTTTCGATGGTAATGATCCTCTCCGGACCCGGCACCTCCACCCGCTTGATTTTGACCGTCTGCTTGATCTCCTGAGCCGGGGTGTACGCTTGCTGGTTCACACTCACGGGCTTTTTCCAGTGGAAGTAAGCCAATGAGCCGCATACTAACCCAGCAACACACAGAGCGATAATGGCGACGGTTTTAAGGCTGAGGTTGATTGTCATAACCGGGCACCTTTTCGGCCCATTTCTGGATGGCCTTCGGGAAGAAAGCACAGCCGATCAGTACGAAGAAGACGAGAAAGTCCCACCTGTCCCACTGCATACCGTAATTGATACCCGCCCAGGCGAATGAGGCCAGCAATGATAGGAATGACATGAGTCGCATCATGGACCTGTTACCGTGGTCATCGCTGAAGAAACCGATCTTGATGTTGACGTTCATGGCGGCACCCTTATTGCTTCATTAGAATCCGGACCAGGTAAACAATCCAGCCGGAAAGGGTTAGCCACACAGCGCCTGAAAATACGAGGACAATCCACACGATCCAGACGATGGACCCGAAATAACCGTGGCCTTTGTTATTATTTACGAGCCCCTTCGCCTTCTCCGCCACATCTTCCGCTTTCTCTTTCGCGCTGTCGGCGAACTCGCTTGCCCTATCGGCAATCTTCGGATTCTTCCTGCCTACCAGAAGACCGGCCCAAAAGGCCAGTATCACCGCTATAATTATTGCTATCCAGATGATGACGTGCATATTACCCCTCCTTGATCATTTGATAAATTTCTTCGGGCCGCTCCAGCTTCCCGTCGTCGGTTCCCGGAGGATCTCCGCCGAGTTGTTTCCAGTAGAGGCTTTTCCTGATACCCTCAGCAGCATCATTCCATCGGCCCTCGTTGATCGCCCGGTTTGTGTTCACGAACTTTGCCACCCTTCCCGGCCCCAGGTTAAACATGAAATCGACCAGTGCCAGGCGCCTGTTCTCGCTGAACGTGGCAAACGCCGGATATTGCCTGACACATGCTCCGATCGCATCGCTCAGGCTCTTTGTAAACAGCCGGTCGATCATCTCGTCAGTGATGCGCCCATGAGTTCTGAGATATACCTTGATATCTGCCGGCAATGGATTAACCTGATAGTTGTACCCGATACCGATTGTCCAGAAGCCCTGAGAACACCGATAAGGGACGTACTTTCTACCCTCGTGTCTCTCGAGCATCTTCCGGGCTCTGCCGATCATCCCGCCGAAATCGTTGTAGGTCTTCCCTTCCTGTGCGCTCATCCCTTCCCCTTATCAAATAATATACCGTGTATCCGGCCATCCACGTATGCCGTGATCTCGCACGAATACCTGTCGATTGTCTGTCCCAGCCTCACGCTGTCACCCTGCACCCTGATAGCCTCCTGTGCCAGGATCTCCACCTTCGCAGCGATAAAATCATCCTCGTGGACAAACATCAGCGGACAGTAGATGTAGGGGTTGGCCCCTTTAGGACACTTTGCCGGCTTGTCTCTCATTCTGATTTCTCCGCGTGCTTCAACAGGCACTTGCCAATTATTCTGAGATGCTTGCATATCAAGACGTTCTGCTCCTTCACGAACTGGTTGCGAAAAGCAATCTGCTCAGCGTACGTCGCTTTCAAAAACGCCACCATGATCGGATTTTTCGCGGCCATCATTTCACCCCCAAGAACTTGAGCAGGGAGAACAGGAATCCCCCTATCGCCCCGCCCGCTACGGCACACCCTGAGTTTATCCATCGTTTTGATTTCAGGGCTTCGATATCTTCCCGCATGGCAAGGACGGTCTCGTACATAATCCAATCCCGCTGTTCCTTTGGCATATGTTCCCATGTTTCCTGCGTGATCTTGAACCCGTTTGCCATGCCCCGTCCCTCCCCTGAGATTTAGAACCCGTAAATTATCCCCATGCCTAGACCGCCGCCGGTAGGCTGAAACTCATACGGCCCGGTGTCCCACAACCCCCGTGGCGTTTTCTTCCCTGCGTAATCCGTACACGTCCCGTCGTCTGTCCCTGCTCCCGTGCAACACGCCATTGGTGCGCCCGATGCGGTACAGGGGGAGACTCCGGCATTTATCCATCCCGAGCGGGGAAGTAACCTAAAATCCTGTGTCACAGCCGCAGAAGTAAACCCGTCATCAACCGCCGTTCCGTTCGTGTCAAGCCATGCCCTCGCCTCCCGGAATGATTTCACCATCACGCCCGCCGCCTGCATCTCTGAGATTATCCAATTGAGTTCGTTTGCTGTGATCGCCGCCGCCTCCTCCAAAACGAGCGATACCCATAACCCGTAGCGCGTCATGGCCTCCGCGAGCGACCGGACGTTGGCCTTTACTTGAGCCTCCGAGCCGTCCCCTTTGAGGTACGCGACGTAATAGATGTGCGGGTTGTTGATCTGGTAGATGTCGCTGATCGAGGATAACTGGACAATCCCCATGTTTGCCGATACCGCTACCGTGGCCCCTGCCGCCTTTGC